TATACTCTGCTTGTGGTCCCCATGTATCAATACTAGTAAAGATTTTAAAGTCTTTGATACAGCCTTTTTCAACTAAATTGTTTACTTTGTCAGTAAACCTTTCAATAAGAATAGACTTAACACCTAAATTAGTATTAATGTTTAATTCTAAATTAGGACAAGGATTTTTTTCGAGTTCATCGAACACTCGCCAGGTGCTTTGTTGTAGCAAAGGTTCACCTCCTGTAATACGTAAAATTGTAAGTGTCTTACGCAATTCTGGCCACCACTTCCACCATGCTTTTACATATGGATTTGTTTCTTCATCTTTATGTATTGTAAACCAGTCTATGTCATTCCTATGATTTTTAACCATAGCGTACGGACCTTCTTTTTCTATTTCTTTGTAATAACTGCTGGAATGTTTAGGGTGACAGTATCCACATTTAAAATTACATTCATTACCAAATGAAACTTCTACATATTGTGGATTTACATCTGCCATCGGTTCTTGCTTAATTGCATTGAACCTTTCAGGGGTGTATATACTTGCATTACGTTCTTTACGATCGCTTATATAGTCTTTACCCATACATTCAACATTCCAACAATATTGACATCCGCTGGGTTTCTCTCCGTTTATCATAGCCTGCCTTTCGGCTTTTTTTTGAGGTGTATTATGCAGTAGGCTAGGATTCTCTTCAAGGCCCTCCAGCGGAATTTTGTGAGGAGCAGGATGATAACAACTGTGTGTTTCTCCCGTTCCTAAATAGATAGTAGTATGATGCCATTTAGCCAAACAAAATGTAGGCGATATCTCATCCATAACAGGAATAAATTTTTCTATTCTTTCTTTATCTTGCATCAAACTTGCCCTGCAACCATTCAAAGTCATTTATAAGACTGAGATCACTATCTTTAGAAAGACCAAACTCCATGCCATCATTAGCGCCTTGAATCGCATACTCAGCAAACTCTCCTTTTGCATGAGTTGTCCATACTTTTAGTCTTTGGTTTGTTTCATCTTCGTTTTGTCTGTCAATTACTTTACTACTTAATTTCGCACATTCTCTAAATGCACTTTTCCAAGTTTCAAAAGGTCCTGTATTAAATGCTGTAATGTTAGAAAGTTCATCTACTGATTTAAATTTATTGCTTATACTAGTTGTCATATCTGGCTTAGACAGATCCATATCTAGTGTCATTTGAGTTGGAAGTAATTTTACTCCGCCATACCCATACTCTAAATCATTAACAGGATTAATACTACGCCATACATGCACAGTGTAAATTTCTGGATCTTCATAATCAAAATTAAATTCATCAACAATATGGGCATCGCCATCTACTACCCAGAACATTTCGCTTTCTACTATCTTGGCTGCTTCTATGTGTGCTTGATGTATGCCTTTTACATTTGAAATCCTTTTTGCTCTCGGAAAGCGACTCTTAAGTCTTTGCCAATTTTTATCTGCATGTGGTTCATAGTAAGAAATAAAAACAATATCAAAACTACTTCCTATACGCCTAGGATCGCTTGCTACTATATCTATTTCCTTTTTGTTTATAAAAAATCTAAACTTAAATTCTTTGTTAGATGCAGGAGCATTCTTAGGAATTAGTGTAACACCGTTAAAGTGATTACCATTTTTAAATACATGGACATAATCTAGATCCCATTCTGTAGCACGATATTCAAAATCAAAGTCATCTCTAACTTTCATATCGTCCCAAACTATCCAGAACATTCTAGTCAATGTTTTTTGTTTTATTTCATCTAGAGACTTTATATTTTCTATTAAGTGTGCATTAGGAAATCTAGCCTTAAATTCTTGCCAGTGTTCGGCTTTACCTTGACTTACATAAAATAAATCATAGATCATTTGCAGTCCTATAATAGGTTTGACCTAGCTCAATAGTTTCTTCGTACAGATCTAACACATACTTGCTCATTGAAGGATCCAAGTCAGGATAGTTAAATCCAAGTTGATGTTTTAGTTCACTTCCTAAACGTTGTACTTCTTGTTCTAGACCCGAGCCATCTTCATACTTTATGCATTGCTCGTTATATAATTCTCGTAATAATTCAAAGTCTCTAACTTGTACATGATCCCAATCTGTGCAATTTGTTAGATATGTTCCTAGTCTTGCACCATATACAGCAAAAAGACCATTTTCTATGTGACTACCAACTGTACTCCACATTCTTAATCTATGAATATTGTGCCACCATATACGTTTTTCAATTTCCTGTGGGGGGACTTTTAATCCGTCTTGTAATGTCATCTTAACGCCTTCACGAAAACCTGCACGCCATGCCATAAACGGATTAAAGTTTATTATAGTATCACTGTAAGTTTTAGGAAAGTTTCTATATCCTGTTTCCCAACAAAAGTCTACTTGCGCTCTTTCACTTTCACTGTTTTCATGTGTTTTCATATTTTTCACATGTTCAACATTCCAAAGTTTTAAACCACCATTACCGTATCGCAATCCATTTACATTGTTCTTGCCGCACCAACTGTATGCTTGTATCTCTGTGTTATCCATGTCTATTTCAATATCAAAAAACTCTGGATACACAATATTGTCAGCATCTACAGTCAGCACCCAATCGGTTTCGGACTGTTCTGCTGCTGCCTTATGTGCATGATCTGATCCTTTTACGCCGTGTATTCGTTTTGCCCATGGAACTTTATTACATAAATCTGCGTAATGAAGATCCGCATTAGGCTCATCATAACTTAAAAAGAATACATCAAATTCGATTACTCGTTTCATTTTTCCTCAATCATATAGTTTTTAAATAAGCGTCTTGTATACACACTAAAATATTTGTTTATGTTAAGTTTACTAAGTTCAACTTTTTTACCAATTAGGTCATTAATTTTAACACTAAAATTATCAGTAACGATATTAGGATCATTATAATCTGTTATTGTAAAATCAAGTTCTGTTTCACCGTTCCAAAACATTTTTCTTTTAACTACTTCAATACCTTTTTCTTGTTTGTATGTTCCACCGTATTCCTCACTAAGTTCTACTGTTAACATATTAGTATTAGAATTATGTTCTAGGTAAATGTCTGGCTTTTTAATTTTTGACCATCCTTTTACAATTATTCTGTGTAACACATCGTCTATCTTATATAGATCTCTTCTTTCAACAATTTCTAATTCGCCTTGATCTGGGTCGATAAAACATTTAGCCATGCTTATTTCGCCTTCTATAATTTTTTCGGCGATATCAGGTTCAATACTAATAATACTGTCAAATTCTTTTTCATTTACCGTATGTGCTGGACCTACAGATAATACACTGCCTGTTTGTGGATCAAATGCTGCATTATATACAAGAGGCTCGGGCTTGTAGTTTGCTATCCATTCATCAAAATCAGGAAGTTCTATTTGTTTTTCTGCCATGCTATTTCCTCCAATATGTTTACTGTCTCAAGAGTGACTGTTTCTTTATTTACGTAATGAACTATATCTGTTTGTTCAAAATTTCCAAGTTTTAATTTGCCTTTTTTGTTTAGGTAAAACCCTATATGATCATAACAATCATCTGCACCAAATGGCCAATTCTGTACCATACCTTTCATATGTACTACTTTAGGAAATTTTAAACTATATGCAATATCATCTGTAATATCTAATATTTTTGATGCAAGTGCAAATGCTTCATCTGTACCTATAATCTTTGGCTTATGCTTAAACAAGAAATTATTAGCATAAATTTCAGGATTTTTTATAATTTGTCTTTGCAGGTTAAAGAATTCTTTTGCTATCGTGCTGTCTTTAACAAAAAATGTGTAAAATGAATATAGATTAGGTAATTCATTTGCTGTGAAACATTTTCTATAATAATCATTAGTGACTAAGTCACCTCTATATGTATAGGCTTTGTTTGCAATATACAATTCGCTGTTTTTTATAAAGTATTCTACCCAATGACTATAGTCTCTGAAGAACAGCATGTCAGCATCTAAACAAACAGTACAATCCCACGGTGAAAGTTCATCCATGTATGATCTACCATCCCAATATGTTGCATCATTCCATTCTATTATTTCGTCAAATACCCAAGTTGACGTAAAACCTTCTAATTTTGTTTTATCATTTATTACTAAAGCAACTTTATCAAAGCCTTCTTTTTGTGTATTTTTAATGCTTAATGCAAGTGTGTATGCTAATCTTGCATAATTAGTATTTTCAGTTTCATTCACAACAATTAAGTAACCAAATGTCATTGAGCTAACTCCATTAGGTCATCGTAATTTCTCATAATACTGAACTTATTCATTACGTGTACATCTTTGTTAGTAATAGTTGTAGCAACATAACCATCACTGTTATTTTGTGCAACTAAGAATTTTAATTTTTTGTTGGAAACATCAACTAAAATATCTTTGTCTGCTGTTGAAAAAATATCAGGCAATTTAGGTTCATTTATTTTCTGATGCCCATTCATTATGTGTTTTGCAATACTAAATGCAATATCATTTCTAAAAATAATTGGATTAAATCTGTAGATATCACTATACATTTTATATTTTTCTTTGACATGAGAAACTAAATCAAAAAATATTTTAGTGGTTTCATTTTTTGTAAACATAACTGTAGTTGCCCATAGCATTTCTATTCCTGTTTCAGAAATATGTGTATCGAGATATCCAACTCTTTCATGCCCTTGTATGTCATTATAATTTCCGCTTATTAATAAATCACTGTCAACTTCCCAATATGTAGATAAAATATCTGTTAGCGTAAGGTAATCACTATCTATCATTAATGTTCTATCGTAAGGTGTAAGATCCCATACACTACATCTATTTCCATTAGTGAAAGGAGCATGGACAGTATCTTTTCCATCATTATAATTTTTTATATTACTTGTGTCATCTGGTCGTTGTGTAATAATAATTTTATCAAATGTTTGTGTAACTTTTTTTTCAATGTTTGATTCTTTCATCCAATCAATTGTTGATGGATCAGTAACTAGCGATACAGGAACCTGCAGATTTTTATTTGCTAGTTTGGCTGCAAGAATACTCATGCGAATATAGTCTATCTGCCTATTATTATGAGCAAATATAATTACACCTTTGCTCATTAAACTTCCAATAATTTTTCTACAGATCTTGCCTTTTTAATTTTTTGGTATTCTTCCAAATATGTAAAGGTTGCTGAAAAATATCTATCAAATACTTCATCGCTAAATTTTGTTAAATCCTCAACGAGTATTGGGTTATCGTTCATATCAAGTAGAACAACATTTTCTTTTCTAGATTTGTTAATTAACATTTCAACAAAATTTAAAAGTGATCTATTAATTTTAAATATACCACCATTAAATCCGTAAGTTAATTGTGCATCAACTTTTTCCTTTAGGGTTTTTCTTTGGATAGCAAATGATTGCCTATAATTAGCAAACTCAAGTGCTTTATCTAATTGTTCCTGCATAATATCTCCTATTTATTATAGTAGCATATTATTTATCGGTATTTGTGTTAGGGGGAAAATTAATTAGTTTGTGATTGTTCCAATTGTGACTGTGGGAGTTGTTATTTCAAAGTTTCCTGAGCCCGTTGGTTCCAAAACACCAGATGCTTTTACTGATTGGACAGTCAATGACATAGTTCCGTCTACATTGTCTGCCGGACTGCCTCCTAGAGGAGCATGATTATCAACCCAGTATACCATAAACTTTAACTTTCTTGATGTACCAGTATTGTTAGAAGACACAGTAGGAGAATCATTTGTTTCACATGTAATGCTCCATACGTTAAGTGCATAAGGACTAGAAGCACTTACGGAACTCCATGTATCACCAAAGTTTCTTAATCTAAACCAATTTTGTCCATTAGCAGGTGTAAGTCCTGTACCAGGAGTAGTAGCACTGAAAGTTCTAGTTCCTGCTGTGCTTAAAAGTGTTGTCCAACTAGTGTTTTGCGCTGAGGTAGCGCCTCCTGATCTTGAACTTGTAAATTGTATACTACCACCAGAATTAAAAAAGAATCTTGCTTGTTCACTAGTTGCCCATTCAACATCAACTTGACAAGTTAACTGCGGAACAGTGCTTGAGCCCCATGTACTTGTAAAATTATTAGTGCCATGATTTGTTGTAACACGTTGTCCGCTTACCGCTAGTGTTTTTCTTTGAGAGGACATACTAGTTACTACTGATTGCCAATAACTGATAGGAGCAGCGTTTGGTGGCGCACTATCAAATCTAATTGACGCACCTATAGTTTGTGCATCAACATCGGGTGGTGTTGCATTGTATATATGTTTATAGGCGTTGATAATATCAAAGCGTAATGCTGCATATTCATTTACTGTAACTGAATTAGATTCTGTAACTTGCGAACTTAAAATAGGTTGCCCATAACCAAAATCTACAGAGCCTGTACCCAAAATATTATTCACATCACTTTGGATAGCGTTATAGTCGACTTTACTGATTTTTTGGTTTACACCTGCCATTTTTTACCTCACAAGTATTTATAATAGCAGTATTATGATACGCTGATTGCTGACATAGTAATGCTACTAGGGCCAGTTACTGAAAACGGATCGTTTGTTGGTTGTAACGTGCCTGTTGCTTGTATTTTGTAAGCATTAACGGTTAAAGTACCGTCCACTAAGTCTCCTGGAGGCGGTGCACCTGGATCTACGTATGAATCTGCTAGATTAACTTGTATTTCTACCTGTGTGGCTGTGCCTGCACTGTTATCTGCAACATTACATCTTGCTTTAAGATTGTATGTGTTAGCACTATAAGGTGTGCTTGCTGCCCTTGAAAAATATGTTTGGTATGTATTAGTTAATGTATAATAACCTAATGATGCTACTAAATCGCCTTTAAAATCTTGTTCACCAATAGTTGCTAAAATGTTTGTCCAAGCATTTGCTTGTGCAGTAGTGCCTCCACTGTGTATTGCTTCTACTCTAATTTTTCCTCCACTATTAAAAAAGTGGCGTCCGTCATCAGCAGTTGCAAAATCAAGTGTAATAGTACAATTGGCTGAACTACTCCAAGTTGCACTTGTAGTTTTTGTATCAATTGAACTTAATGTAAATTGTCCTGTAGCAACATCAAATCTATTATTTCTTAATAAGTCAGCAAAGTAATCATAGTTTTGAAATGCACCACTTGCATCATCATTTACAGTATCTTGAGTACTAACAATAATTGCACTAGGGTTATTTCCTGTTTGGTGTATATAAGAATTTACAATATCAAATCTTACAGCGTCCCACTGAGATTTTTGAATAATTGTACCTGATGTTACAGGAGAACTAAAAACTGTTTGTCCATACCCGAAACTAGATGAGCCGGTGCCTAAGACATCAGTAATTTTTTGCCTGATTGTGTTTATGTCACTGGCTCTAATGTTGGGCATTATAAAACTACCGATTCAACATGTTTAACATCTTCGCTTGAGTTGCTTTCTAATGCTATTCCAAAAACGTCTGCATGACTAGATGATGCTTTAGCACATCCATTGTCAGTAGCAATTAGTCTGTCACCTTTGTTAACTGGTCCGATCACTTTAACCTGTAATCTTCCTTTAAGTGCAACAAACTGTCCGCCTGCTAAATGTGCATTCATCATGTATGCTGGACTTGGAGATATAACTCCTAATGCTCTGTCACCTTCTTTACATGCTGTTACTTCTTGTACGCCGCCTACACTAACAACTGTGCCATCTTCATAATTTTTATCAGTTAAGTATTTCTCTGCTAAGTCAGCATATCTTGCTGAAGTTGCTGTTCCTTCAAATAACACCGCTTCGAGGTTACCTGAACTATCTCTTGCTGCAACCGTGTTTGCTACAGGGTCTGTGTCAGCAACTCTATATGTTCCGTCTACTGCAAGTTTATCTGCATTGTCTGCTATACCAATAAATTGATTTGCAGTGATATCACCACTAGAATCTCTTACAGGAATACTAGTTGTTAAAGGACTAGGTATGGCAATCGAAGGTGGAATGTTGTTAAGGTTATTAGCATTTGAAGCAGTACCAGTAACGTTGCCGCTTACGTTTCCTAACAGCGTTCCTACAAGTGTTGCTCCTGTATACCCAATTTCTTTAGTTGATGCATTAATCATCACCTGTGTATCATTTGCAATTACATTTCCTGTTACTGATCCTGTAACATCACCTGTAACATTACCTGTTAAATTTGCACTTATTGTTTGTGCGTAAATGTTTCTCCATTGGTAAGTAGACTCACCTAAATCAAAATTTCCGCTTGTTCCCGGACGTAAACTTGTAAGTGTAACCTGTGCTGTTTTGTAATCTACACCACCATCTGTAACTACTAAGTCAATCGGATTTCCAAGTAAACTGTTTATTCTAGGCTCATCAGCACTATTAATGAATATATGTAAATCTCTTTGATCACCTATCTTTAATCCCGGATCATCATAAAGTACTGTGCTTGTGAATTCAACTGTGCCTTTTGTAATATAATCGCTTGCTTGCAATCCGCCAAGTCTTAGTGCGTTTGAAGATGTTCCCCAATAGATGTAATCATCTGCACTTATTCCATTTGAATCTGTATTTGCAAGTGTAAGTCCTTTCTTGATGTTAGTAAAATCATCAATAGGATTAACTGAACTATTAAGTGTAAATGCTGTTTGTGATGCAATAGCAACTGTCTTACCACCTGCTAAAACTTTGAGTATAGAATGGTTTGCATTACCGCTGTCTTTGACAACTTGTGCTACAACACCACTTGTACCTAAGTCTGGACTTGCTTCAGGGCCAATTAAAACAAATGTTCCGCCATCGTAAGCATACATCTGTTTTGCTGATGTATCCCACCAAAAGTCACCTATACCTAATCCACCTGGTGCAGTTGCACTTATTTCAGCACCTGATGCTGATTTAAATTTTACACCGTCATAGAATTTAAGTTTTTTGTTTCCGCTATCATACCAAATCTGCCCTTCAAGTGCTTTAGGAGGAGCAGTAGTATTGGCAAAGTTTTCAAGTATATGTAAGAAATTTTCGTTTTGTACTTCACCATATCCAGCATAGTTTTTACCAACAAATCTTAGATCTGTGGTTGTATCAATAGTACCATCCGCTACGGATGTTAAAAAAGTCCCGTTAAATTTATCTACTTGATATGCCATGTATTTTTCCTAGTTTGTAACTATATTTATTCAATATCAACAACTCTCTGTGCTGCTGCTTCTCGTTGATTTTCAAGTTCTGTGTATTGATCTTCAGTTAAAGTAGTAGCAATACCAAGGTGTTTTTGCCTAATATGGCGCAATACCTTCCAGTCTGTTGAATTTAAAAATTCTCTCTCTTGGCCATTTTCTTCAATTGTATTTTCACGTCTAATAACCTGTTCAGTTTTAAGTGTAACACTCTGCGTTGGAACATCAAAAATGTGTGTTCCTGCTTCTAGTTGATCAGCCTTTTCATCAGTTATTTCAACAACAGTAACACCTGATGGTACCTCAGGTTCGTAACTCATTAATGATGTTACTTCGCCGGCTTCTATACAGATATATTTCATATTAACTCCATACTCCTAAGTAATTAGCCGCAGGTTTGCTTCTTTGTTCTGTGTTTTGTACGTATACTCTTATTCTATTACTCAAATATGTGTATGTACATCTTAAACTATCATTGCCATCTACACCACCTGCATAATGAATAGTTCTTATTGATGGAATAAATGCTATTAAGTTAGACATAGATTTTCCTGACGGTGGATATACATCAAAGTAGTTAGATCCATTATTAAAACTACCTACTTGGTTAGTGTAACCTACTGCTGACGATGATCCTGAAACAATTGTATATCCAGAACTAGCATCAACATACTGTTTTGTAGCAGCATGCATTGAACTTGTAGGATCTGCTGAAAGCGTTAACCTACCTGTCATTGTTCCGCCTGCTTTAGCAACTGCATCTAAATCAGTTGCGTTAATTGTTATGTTGCCTGTTCCATCAAATGTAACACCGTTAATTGTTCTTGCTGTTTGTAATGACGTTGCGGTAGTTGCATTGCCAGATAAGTTTGCACTAATTGTACCTGCTGCAAAATTTCCGCTGCTATCTCTTGCTACAACTTTACTTGCAGTATTCGCTGTGTCAGCATCCACTGACCAATTACGTGATGATAATCCGTCATAGTTACTACCTACAATGTAATCACCTGGTATTATTTCTGCTAAACTTGCCGCACCCCATTGTACTGTTGAGCCTGTAGATCTAAGAACTTGGCCTACTGCTCCGATAGGAAGCAACGCAGTTGCGCCAGACGCAGTCTGGTAAGCAACGGAGCCTGCGGCTCCGCCAGCGATGTTGGTAGCGGTTGTCGCCGAAGTGGATGAATCAGCGTTACCTACCAATGCACCATGAAATGTATTAGCATGTACATTATCAAATTTCTTTGTGTCTTTACCAATGTCTAGTGCTTGATCAACATCAGGAACTATTCCGCCATTACTGCCATAGCCTGCTGAAACCGATACGTCAGGTGAAATTAAATCAACTACTGAAGTATCTGTACCATCATCTGCAACAAGTCTCATCTGACGTGTTGTTGTTGTAGTTGATCCTGTTCCTCCTGCTATAATTGTATGGTTACTGCTTACAACAACAGTGCCATTTACAACTAGGCTTGTTAGTTCACCTACACTTTCTAGTTGAGAACTTACTACGTTTGCTGCAAGTGCTGTATCAGTAAGTGTTCTTGCACTTGCTGGAACTGTAATATCTGATTGTCCATCAAAAGGTACACCGTTTATATCTCTTGCTGTTCTTAATTTTGTTGCACTAAATGCATTACCTGTTAAAGTCTGTCCTATAAATGTATTTGCTTCAACTACATCAAATCTTGATGTGCCAGAACTTGCTGTTACATTACCTGTAACATTTCCTTCTAAATCTGCTGTAATAGTGCCAGCACTAAATCCACCAGCGGTATTCCTAACTACAATTTTTCCAATTACATTTGAGGATGTTGCATCAACTGACCATTCTGTTGTTGCACTACCATCAAAGTCATTGCCTGAAATATAATTACCTGCTGTTAAACTGTGTGTTGTGGTTGCACTAATATTGATATCTTGTGTACCATCAAAGCCAACACCATTAATTTGTCTAACAGTTCTAAGTGCTGTGGCTGTATCTGCATTTCCTTTAAGTGCACCATTAACAAAATAAGAAGAACTTAAAGTTATTCCTGTATCAACTGTAGTAAAGCCTGTTATAGGATTACTGTCTGCTATTGTAAACGAATTAGTTGATACAATTGCAACTACTATATCAGATATTGTAATTAGTATTACAGGATATCCTGTTCCTGTGTCTGCTGTTAGCACGGTGCTTCTTGCTCTGGTTACACCATATCCTTCTGCTGATTCTGGTCCTATAAAAACCCAACTGCTTCCATTATAGGTGTGTAAAGTGTTTGAGCCTGTCTGATACCAAAATGAACCTAATGGCGGATCTTCAGGTGCAGTGTCTGAAATAGTTGCAGCACCAACTTCTGACCACTTGGTGCCATCGTATACTTTAAGTGAAGGACCTGTTGTATCCCACCACAGTTGTCCACTAATTGGTTTTGATGGAGCAGATGCATTAGAAAAGTTTTCTAGTAGGAATAAGAAGTTTTCGTTTTGAATTTCACCGTAACCGATATAATTTCTTCCAACTAATGTTACACTAGAAGTTGTATCGATTGTTGAATCCTGCAACGTTGTAAACGCTGTTCCATCACTTCTATTAATTACGTATGCCATACTCGCTCCTAATTACCTATGGTAACGACACTTCACTTACAAACGACCAAGCACCTGCTACAATTTGGAAAGTTTTAATTATTCTCAAAGTTGTAACTGCTGGTGCAGCAATAGTCGCTGTGTTAAATGCCATTTGTTGTAATGCTGATGCAGAACCGCCACTTGTTAAATTGAAATCATCTCTTGTTTCTGCTCTCAAAGGATTTATTTCTAAACTTGTTGTACTGTTGCTTAAAGTTGTACACAATATTCTAGCAAGTGTACCATTTCTAAAATCTGCAGGTGGTGCTAACTGTGTTAGTATTGTACCTGAGATGTAACTGTTTGGCTTACCATCTGACAAATCCATGCTAAATGCAAGACTTCTAGTTTCAATAGTATCATCAACATATTCTTTCGATGCAGCATCTTGCGGATCTGTAGGATCCCCTAATCCAGTAATCTTTGGAGAACCTATTAAAGCAACATTACCTGTTCCGTCTGGTGCTATTTCTAAATCAGCATCTGAAAGAAGAGTTGTAATTCTTGGTTTGCTGCTTCCTGAATCTGTTTCTAATTTAAAATCTGATGTAGGCGGACTAGAACCAATGTTAACAATGTTCTGTGTACCAAAAGAAGTAACACCAGGAATTGCAGTAATGCCTGCGCCTAAACTTGATCCATCTAGCACTGTTACACCATCAATTTTAAATGCTTTTCCTGTAGCAAGATTTATATGTTCTGAACTTGTCCATGCTTGTGCTGCAAGATCAGGTGTTCTTGTTGTTGCTGCTAATCCTAAATTACTCCAAAGTAGGACATGATCAATATTTCCTGCTGGTCCTTTAAGAACTATACCGCCACCATCTGCAACTGTATCTGAGTTTGTTGCAGTATCGCCTGTGTTTGCTAATTCAATTTGCTTGTTTTCAACAACTAGGTTTTGTGTGTTAAGACTGAGAATGTCTCCATCCTCAATTGTTAACTGTCCTCTAATAGTAGTATTACCTTTAATCTCAACGCTGCCGCCAAATACTGCTTCACTTGTTGGAAATGATTCAAATACAGTTAATTTTCTATCAGTTGAATCAATCCTTAGTGCTTCTTCTTGTACAATACCTTTTCTAACATTGAATACAATTCCTTTATCTGATGCTGTGTTAGACAGGAACAAGTTACCATCTGAAACTGTAATATTACCTTGGTCTCCTGCACCAAACACAATACCTAAATCTGTATTAATTCTAATTTGTCCTGCAAACTGATTAGAAGTATCTCTTCTTGCATATGTGGCAGCATCAATTGTGCCTAGTTTGTCTGCATTTGTTGCAGTAACATCAAATTTCATATCTGCAAGAGTACCTTGGTTAAAACCAGGTTCTATACTTCCTGTATATCCTTCAATTGCATTTTTAGGTGTGAAAGAATCTTTAGAAAATATTCCTAATAGTATTCCGTTATTATATAAACTTGTTATAACACGTGTTTGGTTAAGTGTGTCAAGTATACTAGTGACTTGTATTCCACTAAGACCTTGTAGTTCCGAGTAGTCAGGACCTAAAAGAATTGTATTTGTACCATCAAAAAAGTATAATTGTTTATTTGTATCATTGAACCATAAATCACCAACACCTAAAGTTGAAGGTTGTGTATTACTAATTGTAGCACTACTTACAGGCACAAAGGCTGTACCACTGTAAACTTTTAATTTATTTTCTGTACCATCAAACCAAATTTGTCCTTTTATAGGATTGCCTGGTTGTGTTGTGCTTGAAAAATTTTCAAGCAACTTAATAAAATTTTCATTTAATGATTCGCCGAAGCCACTGTAGTTTTTTCCTATCAGCGTTAGATCAGTAGATAAAGTATCTATTTGGCCGTCGGCAACTGTTGCTACAATTGTTCCGTCTGTTTTATTAACTTGATATGCCATTCTTTATTCCTATGTAGTTGTAAATGCAGGCGGACCTGATCTAATAATATAATTTATTGTTAGGTATGGGTTCATAATACCAACTGGTGAACTTAAAGTTGTTCCTGTAGGAGTTTTAATTGGTCCTGAATCTGGAAGGTATTGTGCTTCACCTGGGTTATTTGGTCCTCTGCCTGATATAGAACTTACTGTTGGAGCAGTATCAACTCGTACACCATAAAATTGTTCGCCATCTTGAACCATACTGTGTGTATGGTCAGGTAAATTAGAAAGATTTAATGTAACAGAACTACTACCGCTTGATGCTGATAGTGTTTCTGGCTCAGTACCACTAATTCTTGCAGGTACTGGCGAGCCGCCACCGTTGTCAACAAAGCCACCTACATCGTTTGGAACTGTAATATTGTTATCCATGTTATGACGTCCAAGTGCAAATCTACCTCTCAAGTCTGGTACTCTAAAAGTTTTTCCTACTGCACCATTTAATGTTGCTGTACCGTTATAAGTTGTTCCTATAATGTCATATAATGTTCTAAATTTTGCTATTTCAACTTCGCCGCCGTCACACAATAGATACCCGTATGGTACATTAGGACCTGCAAATGGAAGTATACCACCAATCGGTACACCTAAGTCACCGACAAACGTATCTCTGTCCTGTTTTAATAGTCCTGTTGACGTGCTTCCTGTTGTAGGATTTGCTCTATAAACAAGTATTTGGTCATCTTCGCTTGAAACATTAGGAAGAGGTTGATCTTTACTTGTAATAATGTTGGCTGTCAACTGTGTATTAAAAACTTTAGCATCGCCAATACCGTCAAACGTAAATCCGCTCGATACAATGTCGCCTGCTATTGTAAAACTTGTAGGATTTTTTAAGTTTGTTGCTGTGTTAGCATTACCTGTGATGTTACCACTGATTGTACCTTCAATTTCGTCTGCAATAATCTTCTTTGCTTTAACATTGCGCCATCTAAGTGCATCAGCACCTAGGTCATAAACTTCATCTGCGGATGGATAGATGTTTGTAGATGAAATTTGTCCTGTAACGTTTAATCCTTGGCCGACTCTTAGTGTTTTCTTAATGGAAACACCACCTGCTGTACGTATAGCGCCAGTATCTAAGTTAATTGCATCGTTGGTATTTGAAACAATTATACTTCCTGTAAGTCCTATATCGCCACCTACGTCTAAAGCATTGTTAGGAGCAGCAATATTAATACCAACTTTATCGTCAATTACTCTAAGGATAGTATCTGGTATGCCGTTTCTGTTAATTTGTAAATCTATTGAACTGCCTGCTGCACTGTTATAAATTTTAGAAGATGTTGCAGATGTAGTTAATTGAAAGTTTCCGTCTAATCCAATTGTAATACCTGTATTACTTCTTACATTAAAACCTTGTTCAGTTGTATTGGTAGTATCACTTCTTAAAAACTTTCCTGCTGCTACTTCTGTACCACCAACATTTAATGCATCTGCATTTTTTGCGGTTCCTATAAGTTTAGGAAGAGCTCCTCCTAAAAATATTGTAGAAAACTCTGCTTCTTCAGCAGCGTTTGCAGGCGTTGCAATATTAAGTCCTGATTTTATTTGATCAAACCCTTTAATTTCAATCTTAGGTGTAAACGAATCTCTTGATAAAATAACAACAGGTGTATCTGCGATGTAAAATGTTAAAACATTTTTGTCAAAGTTATCCTGGTCAACAATTTTTTCTACTGCTGGACCATATCTTTTACCGTCTATTGAACTTTCACTAGGTCCAACTAAAAGCCATCTGCTACCTGTATAAATTCTTAACTGCTGGTTTGTTGTATCAACCCAAAGTTCTCCAACCTTACTGGTTTGTACACTAGGTTCTGTTGGTCCTTTTTGAATATTAGAAGCAGCCTTCCAACTTGTATTATCATATAATTGTAAAACGCCGTTTGTTGTGTCATACCATAACTGACCTTCTACTGGATTAACTGGTTGGCTCGCACTAGCAAAATTTTCTAGTAAAGATAAAAAGTTTTCAGCAATTATCTGACCGTAACCTGTAACGTTTCTACCTGGAAAAGTTAATGATGTATCATTACTTGATGTATTATCAAAAACAGTAATTGGGGATTTGTTGTCTCTATCGGTAAAATTTACAATATATGGCATCTATTATCCCTCATTAAAACCTGTTAAACTTTGTATTCTAATTGTATAATCAATTTGAAGCAATCTGTTTAGTGATTTTTGCACAGGATGGAAGATAACGTGTGTCAAAAGTTTACCGTCTCCTGTAGGATTGTATGATTTAATACCTAATTCGTCAAAAACAAAATTACCATCTAGGTTAACACTGTTATCAAATGCTTCTTGATCGTCTGGCTCGCCATAATCAAGTAAACATGATATAATAATATCACTATAAGTAGCACCACTAATGTGTCTAACTTCCATTTTATTTCTAGTTGGATCAGCATTTGAAATAGCATTCTGATCTACAACCTTTGTATATGTTTGATTATATAAACTTGAATTTATTCCTACAGTATTTGGTGTCAAATATGTAATTAAACCTGTAGGATCAACTGAAGTACCACCACTGCCAAATGCCATTTCAAATATTGTACCTAAACCTTGGTTTGATAACGCTTGTACCATTGCAACACTCATGTTTTCATAGTGAATTGCGTTCCTTTTATCTTGGAAAACTTCTCCTGATTCAGGGTCAAATATCTTAATATGTCCTTCAAAATGAAAGCCACCGGTTTCGTTTACCGTAGGTTTTTTGACTTCTTGTACTTGTTTTTGGTTATCTGGCATATTGTTCTCTTCGTGTTTCATAGTGTATTTATTCAGGTAAACTGGTAGTCTTGGCAGCAATGAACTTACTAATTGCAGTATTATTATCTAATAATGTAACTCCATTACTTGCAGTAGTTGTGCCTCTATCATACCATGTATTTCCTGTCCTTTTAATTACTGTTATACGTGTTCCTGCTTCTGGTGCTGTTGTTAACCTTACATAAGGATTTGCACCATCTACAGCAAATTCTGCTTCTATTTCTTTATCTGCGCCTGGGCTTACAGGCCCTAATGTCTCGTCATATACCGTCAATGGGGTTTTACGTAGTCTTGCTCCGCCTACAAATACTTCTACTATGTCGCATCTACCATAATCTTCAGGTATAGTAGTTCTAGTCCATGTTCCTACTGTGCTTTTAGCAGGAATAAAATCTAATGGTCCTATTAATACGGAACTTCCATCGCTGACAAAATCAGTTCTTTCTTGGTTATCTGAATAAGGAATAACTTCGTTAGGTCCTATGTCAGCAACAAGTGTACCTTGTGCATGTAACTCTTTAATTGCAGTTCCGTTTACACCTCTACGTAATTGACTTAGCGTATTACCGCTTTTACTTAGATATTCTATTCTTTCTCCATTAATCTCAACTACACCTGCAATATTGCGATTTGCTACAGGATCAAATAAGTTTGTAGCATTTGTTAAAGTTATTTTATCGTCAAAGTAATTTAAATCTTTGCTTAAAGTAATTGTTTTATCAGTTGCATATCTATTGTATCTATAGATATTAAGCATGTCTTTACTTATTTCATAAGAACTAGGTAATCTATAAATGTCAGTTCCAAATGTCGTTATAGTAATTGTATCACTTTCTACTGATTCAACTTCTAAGTAAATGACACCTCTTGGCAAACTTATACTGTAATCTTTATCTCTGGTTAGTCTAATACCATTTTTGTATACCCATACATATGAAATACCTAGTGGCGCATAAGGAAGTTCATAATTCACCTTGCCACCTGTATTTCTATCGCTGTATATTTCCATACTAGGATATTCGCTAAACCATGTTACTTCTAAAGTATCGCCTTCATTGAATGTAACTGTATCTGCAATTTGTAATCTGTTAGCATTGATTGAATATTCTGCACGCAGGTCATTTTCAATCTTAATAACATCGCCTACATTCAGTGATGTTGTTACCAATGTTAAAAGTTTTGAAGTACCATCATACACATAATCTTGAATGAAAGTTTTTATTTCTCCATTAACATATACTTTGATGTTTGCAGATAAAATAGCACCTGATGCCTCAATTGGATCTTGTCCAAGTGTAAATGAATTTGTTACTCCATCATACACAGAATAAATTGTATCTACCCCTTTCAATTTAACATTGTTGATCTCAACAACCATAGATGATATAGAACTTTCTCTGGTCAATTGTACAAAATTATCTAAGTCATAAATTCTATCAGATGTCATTGTAGTAGTTTGTTGATTTACTCTTACTAATCCTATTTGTCCTGAATCTATATCTTCATTTGCCTGGAAAACAACAATTTTGATGATACTGTCTTTATTAGGTATCTCACCAAATTGTACAAGACTTCTACCAGCAGTATCGACTGTGTCAGTACTATCACTAAACACAGCGTCTTTTGCAACACCATCTACTGTAACAAAAATGTTAGTTGTCAATGCGTACGGAGCATCTGTTAAGTATAGACCTGTTTCGCCGTCTGCTGTAAATTGTTGGTAATCTAATAACCCAATACCACCAATACCAATAGATATTATTTCTATTTTTTTATCGACAACAGGAGCAGTAGTAAATTCAATGTTAGCATTTGTAGCAGTATAATCAGTATTTAAAACCTGTTTAATTCCATCCACATAAACTAATAATGAATTGTCTTCAATAATATTCTGGCCAATTTCGTAAGAAGTTGTACTTCCGTCGCTTACATATATTTTTGATTCTAAAGGCGCTGTACCTCCTGTTGTAGATTGAAATACTTTAATACTTAAATTATCAAGCACCTGTCCTGGTATATTCTCTTCTGGAGATGGTACTTGTTCAGGTCCAATATATTGGCCGCCTGTAATTTTAATTTCTTCTACAGTTAATCCTGTTGCTGTTGCATATGCACCATCTATAGCAGAAAGTGTGCCGCCAGTTAAATTTGTATCTACAATATTAGGATCTGTAATTGTTACAGCACCGTCACTTTCAACAGGACGGAAAATAAGTATATCACCATCATTTGTTTTTACATATGATCCTATATCAATAACAGATGTACTACCATCTCCTATAAATGTTGGCATGACAGCATTTTTATTTGTTATTAATGAAGAATTATCATCCCCACCATAATACGGATCGTCTATTCTAATTATAGGAGGATTTTTTACAGTTTCAGAGTATTGTAGATTTTCAATACTTGGTAAAGTTGCTTCTCCTGCACGTTTAAGATATATGTTAATTTCTTGCCCTTCTGAAGGCACATAAGGTAATGTAATTTCATTTGTGCTTCCGTCTGCCACTATATAAAAATCAGCACTGCTTTCTACACTATCCCAACTATCACTAAACCAAGGTAATGCATCCCAGCCGCCTGTAACATCAAAAGTAGTACCTTGGATTTGTACTCCACCAAAATCAATCCCTGTCATTAATTGGTTTAATTCTTTACCTTTCATTCCTTCTGTAGGATTGTAATACTTGTTAATTCTGTTAACACTATCTAACAATTCGTCATTTTTAGAATAGTTAATTGTAATTACATCTCCTGCTTCTGGAGCAGTATTTAAAATAATTCTACCTTGTACAAATGAATACCCATCTACATTCTTTGTAAACACAGATACTGAGTAATCACTTCCTAAAACTGTTTGATTATTTTTTGTAATGCTAATTTTAGTTTTATCAACTGTCGGGGCATATCTTAAATCAAACACTGCTGTTGTACCAGTTGCTGTAAATGTTTGACTGTCTGTAAATGAAGTAAACAAACCTTCTTTTGCTATTCTATCAAATTTTACTTTAAGTTCAAAACTTCTTGTTGTACCTTCTCCTAAATATGCAACTGCAATAGCGTTATATATAGATGCACCATTGCCGCCAACAAGGTTTACTGTAGGTATTGAAGTGTATCCTTTACCCTTATTCTGTATTTGAACACCTGTTACTTTACCATTAGATATAAATGCTTTAGCAGTTGCTCCAGATCCATTGCCTTCAATGACAACGTTAGGAGGACTTGTATATCCGCTTCCGCCATTAGCAATAACAATCTCAGTTATGCTATAACCTTTGTTATCAAACCATGTTTTCCATGGTTGCTGTTGAACTAAAGGACTAAACTGATCCACAGTTATAATTTTTCCAGCACTATCTGAATATACTGATGGTAAATCAAAATCGTTTGTAGCAACACCGTTGCCTTCAAGTTGATCATATCTACTTACGTATTCTCTAATAGTTGTTCTATAAGGTTTAACTTCTTCAATATATTGTTGGAAACTTTCTAAGTTATCATTACTGTAATTAGGTATAACTTTCAAGTTGCCTACATTATGAATTGCTTTTAAGAAACTGGATTTGAATAACCAATCAACATAAATCTGTTCATGTAAAACATATCTTACACTATTAAAGAATATTTTATTCCATTGTATTTTGTAGTCACCTACAAAAATATTATCCTTAATAGCAGCAAATATATTTCTTAATTCAGCAGTAGGTTCTAAATCGTACAAACCTGTATCAAAGTTTACAGTATTATCATAACCAATACCAGAAGTTTGTAAATTGTACAAGTTGTCTGATAACTGAATTGTTCCTTGCTTTCTGCCAACTAATGTGTAATTGCCTAAAGGTAAATCACTGTTATCCGTTACCTTTTCAAATACTGCCCAGCCGCCTGAACCATATTCTTTAATTCTTATAAGAGCTCCTACTTGCACTGTAATTGATGGCTCTTCAGATACATCTAAAATTTCTTTAGTAATACTAGACGTTTCGCCATATCCTGTTTTCCACCAGTCAATATAATTCCAATACTTGGTAGTATCAAATGCCTGTGACGCACTTCTATAGAAAGTTTTTCTTACATCATCCCATGCATAAATTGACCAATAATTACCTGCTGTTGAATCACTTTCAACTAGCACTGAAAACTGTCTAACTACAAGATTTACAGTTGTATAATTTTTTCCGCCATTTACAACTACGGCTGCAACAATTCTACCTTGATTATCAATGTGTGTAATTACTTCTCCGCCGATGCCATCACCTTGAAGTGTTACAGCAGGTCCTGGATAAACTCCAGGTGCTTCTGTATCAAATAATTGTTGAGGCTTGTACCCAAAACCAGGGTCAACAATATTAATTGATGTAATAACATTATCAACAATATTAGCAGTAAGTTTTGCTTGCTTTACTCTTACAGTACCTACATTCTCTAAATCTACTACACTTTCTACTTTTACATCATACAAGTATAAAACTTCTGCAGGTTCTGGATCTACAAGATTTAAATTGCTAAAGTTAATTGTATTGGCAAATGCTTGCTCTAATAAAATTGTATTGACACTTTCTATTGTTTGTTTTAGAATTTGTTTTCTATTAACAAACATACTTTGTCTTGGACGGAACTGTATACCATACTTTTGTTTTTCTGGCAAGTTCGTATCTGGTACTCTATTACCTTGAGAATCATAACCTACTAAACTGTCAATCCATTTTTTCTCAAGTCTTTTGTTAGGTACACTGTTTTCGTCACCTTCGGTCAGTAATAAAAATTCATTGTGTGCTGCATTATTTTTGTTACTTGTATTGTAGTATTCTAGATTTAGTATAGAAATATTATCAGAAACTATATTTTTATAATTGTAGAAGAATATTTTGTCTTTATCTGCAAGTGCAACATATGTATTACCAACAGTTGAAGGATTATTAATTAATGCAGCAACTTCTGCTGCACTTATTTGTCTTCCTATCATGTTTTTAGGAACCGTAACTTTATTTTTTACCCAGAAATAATATTTTGTTTCTGTTACAAGTCCTGTATTAACATTTAAAAATTCTTTTACACTGTAAACAGTATCGTCGGCATATAATGGCTGTCCTGATACACCTAAGTCTAATCCTTCGGTTGTGTCAGCAAGTACTGACCATTCTGACGGTAAAAGTTTTGACTCTACCCATTCATACACATCTACATTAGAGCCTACTGCTTGCGCACCCCAATTAGCAAGTCTATACGAAGTATCTGCCTGTTCATAGTCTACCCATTTTACAGTGTTAATATTCCACCATAACTTGCCAACATTTTTATCAAACCATGCAACTGTACTATCTACAACTACATCGTCTGTTCCTACATTATATGTTGCTGGGTCATATAAAGTTTTATACTCTATCTCTCTATCTGCCGCTGCTAGAATTCTTAATTTTGCAGGATCAATTGCTTCTAGATCTTGTATTTTTTTATCACCGTTTTCATTATATAATGAAATTCTTTTTATTCTTTTTAAATCTATTTTATCTGGCTCAGAACCTATAACTTCAAGACTGCGCACACTAGAATCTTTTCTAAATATTCTTACCATGCCGACGACAGGTCCTGTAAAATCTAATGTTGGCCCATGTGCAACTGGTGCAATATATTGAGGTGATCCAACAACAATTACATCATTTGTACATGATACACTGTAACCAAAAGATTCATTTGTGCTTAAATCATCCTCTAGTTTTTCTGTCAGTAAATATCTATTACCTTTTAGGTTGAATACATATACAGCACCACTGTATCCGCCATATGTTGTAAACGTTGTATTCACTTGGTCAAACGTTGTTGTACTTGTATCAAATCTTATAGGTAAATTGTAGCCTGTGTTGTTTGCACCAATTACAATCTGACTAGAATTATTTGTAATACATACAGATTGTCCGAAGTATTCATTTGGATATATTCCATAACTTTCAATTTTTTGTTTTAATCTATATCGTTGCTGTGTTGAATCAGATTCATATTTAAAAATATATGCACTACCTTGATTCTGAAAGTTTTTATCTGCTTTAGGACTTGTAATTACAAGAGTATTTCCAGTAAAGTCTAAGTCTACATCATATCCAAACATGTCGCCTGAACTAATAAGTTCTTCTTCAGACAAATCACTAATTTCTGAAAGACTCTCAGCGGTAATTGTTTGTTGTAAACTGTAAAACCCTAAATCATTTATTTTGTAAACAAACACTTTACCAACAGATTCAGAAGAACTGTCTCCAACATTTACCCAAGGATAACCATCATCAGGTGCTTGATTATAACTTCTAATTGTGCTATCTGGACCTACTGCTGTATCTCCAATATTTTCTAACTTATGGTAACTGCTTTGATATTTTACAACATCATTTTCCATGTACTCATAATTAGGTTGCCAGTTACCTTTATAATTTGGAAAGTATTGTCCGTCTGCTTGAACTGCACCAATTATAAGTGTTGATCCGTTATTATTAAATGCTAAAGAACTACCAAACTTATCACCTTCTTTAATTAATTCTGCAAGTTGGTCATCTGATAATATACCTGAAGCGAGTGTTGATCCATCATCTTCTATACTTACACTTGTTGGTAACGATACATTTGTATTGACTTCATCTAATTTAATCCAGTCATTACTTTCAATAGATATTGTGCTACCATCTCCTTGGTTATCTTCTAACGCTTTCCATAAATTTCCATTATAAAATACAATTGATCCTTTTGGATAATAACTTTCTGTAGACACTGTTCCAGTGCCACTACCTGTTCCTGTAGCAACAAATGTTACGCCAGGGCTGTTTGTCAATGCACCTAATGATAGGAAATCAGTTGTCCCTAATGTTTCAATAGTATAAGTCCTACCAGCAGTTATTTCTGTTGCAGGATATACTCCTCCAGGTTCATATATTCCTCTATAATCTTTATTCTGTACAAGTTCCCAATTACCTGATGTAGTATAATTGTAAATGTATACTCTACCTTTGGTATCATTCAAACCTGGTGCGCTTACAGCCATGGTATAACCTGTAGCAGTTTTTGCTACACTTATTTTGCTTCCAAAAAAGTTATCACCATCTGGTCTAGGACTTACAAAACTTTCTACAAAATTCCATTGATTGGCACTATATCTGTATATAGAAATCATACCTTGATTGGTATATCCTGAATTTGTTCCGCTTTCTAATGCACTTATATTAAAAGTCTGTTCCCAATCTTCAGTGTATACGTTAATAGTGCTTCCGTCACCTATGATACTAGTTTTTGCTTTCCATAATTGTCCTTCATATAAAACAATGTCATTAGGAGCATAATTTTTGAATGTATTGAAAATACCTTGATAGTTCGACGTCACTCCGCTTGCACTCGGTGAACCTACTATTAACCATTCATTATCTGATGTAATTGCTAGTTCTTCGCCAAATGTATTTCCTACTGCTGCTGTAAAGCCTGAAGTAGGTTGTAAAATTTGTTTAACTGCTAAACCATCTGATGCTTCGACATAAACAAGTGTAAGGCCTGACCCTGGCATAGAAGCAATAGTTTGGTTAAGTGTTTCTGCGTATAAAACTTTTTTACCTGTATTTTTAGGATCAGTTGTGCCATATGCAGTAATTTTTTTAGCACTAAATTGTTTTTTCTTTTCAACAACTTCCCACTTGTCGCTACCATTATTATCAATATATAATTTAGACGTGTTATCTAATAGTGCTGTTTGTTCTAAGTCTAATGAATCATAATCTTTGAACCTTGCGTTGTTAAGCAGAATAGGATACGTTATTGTGCTAGGTTCAAATCCTGTATCTGATGGCGGATTTGCGGTTTGAAAAGCAATAGTAAAGTTTGTGACTTCTGTAATTTTATGGAAGCCATCAATATCACCGAATGTTTTAAATCCTATAAAGTCGTCAACAATTAAATTATGTCTTTTTGTAAATGTTACAGTTACTTTGTTTTTGTCAGTGGCAATATTTGTTATAGGTAATTCGTTTGCAAAATTTACTCTGAGAACTGTCCACTCCTGTTTGTCAAACGTAACCCATATATGATCATTATTAAGCACGCCATTTATGTCAATGTTTATAATATCGTCTCTGGTTGCTACAACATATTTTGTTTGATCTACTTTTACATAACCAGCAGTCCTTAAATATTGCTTTTCAGTAGTTGTAGGATTAATCTCAGTTGTATAAGGTAAAGGTGCCAAATAGAAGTCGCTTTGATTGATTCTATAATATCTATCAACTTCAGCACTATTAGCAGTATTAGTAACAAGTAGAGGCTGCGGATTTAAAACAAAATTATCTGTATCTAATTTTAGTTCTATTACTTTACTTTGATCTGTGCCGCCTAGTTGTCCAACTTTAAATGCCCATTCTTCTTTTAAGTGTACGCCAGCATTTGCTGTTCTACCAAGTTTATCAAATATTTTTGTGAAAGAATTATTAGTTCCTTTTTCTCTGATAAAACCTTGATATAATCTAAACTGTGTTACACTATCTTCTGATAAATTTTGTAAATAAGATCTTGTTTGATAACCAATTGTATGCCTTGCTAAGTCTCTTTGACTTTCTGACAAACCTTCTGTATCAACATCAAAGTAATCTTCCATTTGATTAATTTTAAAATCAAAATTAGGTACGAGTTTTTTCTCAGGTGTTGAATCAAGGACGGTCCAATTTTGTGCATTAAATTCTTCGTTACTTGTATGATTACGTTTACTTGTATAATTAACACCTTGGTAATTTATAATATCGCCTAATTTATAATCGCTAAACGGCTGCCATGATGCAATATTAACATTATCAAATAAGAATCCAGGTGAAGTATAGTCTCCGTCCCAGTCTACAGTTCTAAATCCTTGAACCTTAATACGTTCTTGTCTATAACCTGTAGGCTTATCAAATATAACATCATTGAAAACTGTACGGTCGTTAAAAATAGCAACATGTTCTTTTAGGACATAATTTAGTTTTAGATAAAATAAGCCTTTTGAAGTTTCAGTGATAGAGAATGTAAACGTTTGGAATTCTCTATTGACATCATAGTTTTTAATATCTATAGGCTCTCCTGTATCTGTCAATACATTGTATTCATAAAAACTATCAAGAAGATTGTCTACAACACCCACAGGAACTGTAACTTTAATTCTTTCTGCACCAGGACTTACCGCAAGTAATGATCCTACTGCCCATTCATTTCGTGTCCAGAACATAAACTCTTTAGCAGCAGTTGTAAAGTCCTGCATTGCTTGATTATCTGCATTGTAGTTTTCAAAAATAAACCCTTGTGATTTTAAGTAATGTTCATAACCTAGTAAAAAGTCTACAACTTGTTGAACTGTATTAAATGTAGTTCCGTAACTAATATCTTCTGTAGCAAACTGATTGAAGTTTTTCCTACGTTGAGCAGTTGCAGCACCAATTATCGGTAACTCTGGTAACTTAGTCCAGTTGTCAGTTTCAAAATTATCAGTGCTTGTATGAGTAAGTTTTGCTCTATAGAACATATTTCTATATTGTACAATTGCACCGTTATTGTAAAGTTGATCGGTTGACCAATTTACAAATGTCGCACTAATTCCTCCAACTGATATTGTTGGATCTTTCTGATTAGGAATTGATTTGTAAATTCTAAAAAACGGATTTACATCATCATATCCATTGACTATCCAGCCGCCTTCTGTTTTTTCAAATATAACACCACTGTAACTAACTGTTTGTATTGGCGAAGAAACGTTAAAATAGATGTTATAATTTTCTTGTGGTATGAATATACTTGAACTTGCTGCGGCAGGACTTTTTGAATCTAACAAATATTTTTGCTGTGTCTTATCAACAAATCCGTTTAATCTATTGCTTAATCTTACATTTACATTTGAAAGTATTTCCTGTGCATCTGCAACTGGTTTACCTTGTGATTTTAAATAACTGCTAATGTAAAATGCTAAACCGCTGGTAATATCAGTATCTCCAACTTTAGGTAACATAAGTTCATTGGGTTTAATAAAAATACCCGTAGCCTTACTAATTATTTGTCCTGCAATATTACGTTTTGTTTTGCTTCTATCAAAATTTGCAACAATATATTCAAACGGACGGAGTAAACATAGAGCAATTGTTACTACAAAAGGAAATTCTACACTACTACGATATGCATATTCAACAGGAGAAACATCTCCAAGTTTAAAACTTCCTTTATTGTTTACAAGAGTATAATTAGTTGCCAATCCGCTATCAAGCGGGCTTAATAATTCACCGTACTCATTAACAGGTATATGTCTTAATAGGGAAGGTCTAGCATATCTTTTATATGTTCCTGCTCTTTCACCTTGTCTAACTATGCCATCTCTAATATCTTCCCACAGTATCAAGTTACCACTTGTGTAAGGTGCTTCTCCGTATTCTTCTTCCCACCAATTTGGCTTTTCACTAAAACCAAGCATTTCCCAAGGACATCTATGAGGCCTATCAGTATCATAGAAATATTTGTAGACTCCTCTCCAGTAACCTGGTAAATTTTCATCGCCATCTGGCGTTGTCATATTTGAATATGTGTAAGTGAACGTTTCTGTTTCTTTGAGATATGTGTTCGCAGTATATCCAAGATTTGTATTTGCTACCCATTTCAAAAACTCTTGGCCAGCAATAGAATCAAATTCTGCCTTTGTAAAAACAGCATTTTTATAGTATCCGCCTAGATTTTTATCTATATCAAAAACACTAGGATCGTATGATTGTTTTATATTGTTGTAAATTCTATATTCTAATTCTAGTAATACATCATCTCGGAAATCGCCGTATGCAATCGTTATACTTCCATCGTGTCCTTGTATTACTTCTTGTGCTTCTCTATAAGTATCATCAATAAATTTACTTGGTGTAAATTTTTTATACAATCCTAAAGACGTAGGTGTAGGCGGCACATGGCAACCTGCTGTAGAAACATACTCTCTTATTTCAATAGTATCTCCTTCTAATAAATCACCTAATAATGTCAAATATGCAAACTGTTTATCAAAAGTATAGTCTCTACCATGTAATAATTGTGTGTTGTTTTTGTAAACATATACAGCACGTCTACTTAAAGTATCAAGATCAAAAGATTCGCTTAAGGTAAAAGTTTTCAGTCCTGTATCTTCAACTGTGTAAAGTAATTTAGTAAATGCTCCTGTACCTAATGTATCACTGTCTGCAAATGCACTTGCTGAACTTTTTGTTTTTGTAAGTTCTTCAAAAATAGCATCTACAAGATCAGGTATACTTTCAGTATCATCTACTTCGTAAGATTTTTTGATAAAGTTTTCTTTAAACAACGAGTATTGTTTTTTAGCATATTGTAAAGATTTAACAATATTAATTTCTTTGTCAGCAAGCATTAATAACGCAGATGCTGCAACACCCGAATGTTTTAAAAATCTTTTTGCATTGCTGGTAAAGTCTGATATATCTCTTAAATTAGATACACCAGGAAGAACACCTGTAAATCTGGTGTCAAATTCTAGTGCTGTTCTAACATGATCAGTTGCTTGTCCAAGAGTAAAACTTTTAAGTTCTTCGTTTAATGGATTCTTTTCAATGCCAACAGGAATTTCATAATAGCCTGTTTCAGGAATTATTTCACCTATTAATTTAATTGTTATAATGTCGTTAGGTTGAAACTGTGTAGTAAAAGTAAACTGATTTCCTACACGGACATAGTTTTCTTCTAACTTATCACCATTTAGATAAAATACTATTTCAATAGTATCATTATAATTTTTAAAATCAATTATATCTGAAATGATTATATTTGTGGCGTTGATAATTTTGATGCTATCAACGATAGGTTGTAAATATTTAGATTGTGTACTAATCCAACCGTTTTCATACTCTCCATTTACTTGATAGTAATGTTTATTAGTATAATCAGTTATTGCTTGTTGGTTAATTGTGTACGTGAAAGACTCTGTTTCCCAGTCCCAATTAAATTGTATATCGCCTACATTATCAATGTTTTGATATGAAATACTAATTCCAAGTTCTGTATCAACAGGGCCATTGCCTTGCTTATAACTGAAAATTTTACTTCCTATAAAACTACTTACAGGATAAGTTAACGGATCATCAAGTGCTATTCCGTTTTCATCGAAACTATCAAATAAAGGTTCTTGATTTACAGTTGTTTTATCTTGACTCTTTTTCCAAGATGATCCATTGAAGTAAAACATTTTACCAGAATTATTTGTTCCTCTACTTGCAAGCACACATTCATTTAATGTAGGTCTACTATCTGTGGTTTCCTTTAATGTAATTTGTCTGACACCATTATGCACAATAAAGTTAACTTCATAAATTTTGTTATTTGCAAGTGTATCTGTATCTGCTGTTACTAGGACTCTTGCTCCTTCAAAAAGGAATTCGCCGTCAACGCTGTAACCAGTGCTTCCTTCTATAGAAGAAAACACATCTGTTGTGTAATCATCTACGTAGTCAACAGACGCCTTTGCAGTAGTTCCTTGTTTATGAAGTTTAATTCCTGGATGGAATTCTATAATAGGACGCTTCGCTCTTGCTGTTTCTAGTGCATCAAAATCATCATCTCTATAATTAAATGCATATTCAAGAACACTTCTATGGAACCACCTATTGTATCTACTCCACGGATTTAAATCCGGACTACTTCTATTGATTGTTACATAATCTTTGTTAGCAGGATATAATGTAGCATCATCAAACGGTTGTGTATCAAATCCTTGATTATCAAATAATATTTCAGGAGTATCAGCACTTATATTAGGCGGAATTAAATCGGAAAATCTAATTAATGTTATTGCTTTTCCTACTCCTTCAACAAGCCAAGTATCTGATGCATATTTTGCACTTTCGACCTGGCCTCTAAATTCTACAACCATTCCGTTTGAAAACTTAATACCATTAGCACTAGTGTAATAAGTTTTGCCAATGATTTCTTTTTCTACATTTATTGCTGTATTGCTTTCAATATCTGCAATTATTAGTCTACCTAACCTGTTAGGATTAGTAGCACTCTGATAGTATAGTATATCAGGAGCGTTCAGTGGTACTTCGAAAGTAAGTGTTCCTGTTTCTAAACTATTATTTGTGACACCATCGTTATAAATTAAACTGTTAAAAGAAGCATCACTATCTATTAATTCCCAATCCTGACTATCAATATCAATTGTGCTACCATCAGTAGGACTAATTTCTTCTTTTGCTCTCCAAAGTTTTCCGTTGAAAACTGCTAGGTCTCCTGGGAAATATGTTTTTAGTGGTTCATAATTTAAACTACCTGTGTCATAATTTGTTCTTAACACAAAAGGTTCGCCTGGAGAATTTACTATAAATTCATATGTTTGTCCTCTATATAAAGTAAGCGTAGGATTATTTGTAAACGCATCAGGTGTAAATACCCACGATGAGCCAACGCCTTGATTTACTTTATATGTAGACTGAACACTTTGATTTTGACCGAAGACAGCAACAGTTGGCGGTCCTGCAGGAATCCAATAGTATTCTCTATAATTTATAAACTTGTCCCAATCAATTGGAGGGTTCCAACTGTAATGTTCTTGGAATGTAGTTTTATCATCTCTTTCGTTAGAGTTAGCGAAAAATTTTTCTATGTTTTTAAAATCTAAATAATCATAAAACTTTGTTACAACTTGATTATTTTCAACTGTCACACCTGGCTCTAATTGATATCTACTCCTTAAAGTATTATCTGTATCAAGGTATACTGTTTCTCCGTTATATGTTTTTCCAAATCTTCTACCAACATATCCTGATAGTTTGTCTAATGCACCAGGTTGTACCAGTGGATCAACTACACCGGACAAAAACTTATTATTAGTTTCAGTTCTAAAAGTTTCTGGTAGAAGCTCTGAACTTTTTCTAATTGGTAACTGACTGTTAGGGTAAACCTTATCTGCCATTAGTAACTAGAACCTCCGCTGCTAGAACCTGAAGTACTTGGTGTACTTGAACTTGAAGTGCTTGTGGTAGACGTTGTAACTGATGTACTTGCACCTGTACTTGCTGTGGAAGTTGTACCGGATGTACTAGAACTTCTTGTGCTTGACTGTGAATCACTTTCTATTGTTCCTGTGCTTGCTCTAATTTCGGCAGCGGTAATGCTAGTAACTATTTTAATATCATCTACTGTTGCACCACTTACAAAAATTTCATCTGGTTTACTTTGTATTTCAAATAAACTACCGAAAGACTGTGCTGATGATCTAGGTAAAATTACAAAGTTAGTTACATCAGGTGAAACCGAGTTTATAACATAAGTTGTTAACTCGCTCAGATAAAACCTGTCGCCAAAATCCCAGTTGTTTATTCCAAAGAATGTATTAATTGCATTAACAATTCTTACTTTAAGATTATTATCGTTAATTGCTTTATCAGGATTTTTGACAACTTTGAACTCAGCCTGTAGTTTAGTTGCGGCTTTACTACCAAACAAAACTTTATATCGTACAGGATGATAAATTACTTCATCACTGATAGTTTTGATAGCATTTAAATTTGCTCCGAATTCAATTCTTAAACTGTCTGTAGTAGGAGCAGTTGGTTCAGCAGTTGCTCCAGCAAGATAATTTCTATATGCAATATCGTAATTTTTGGTTAATAGATACAAATCAACAATATTAGTTACGCTAGGATCAATTCTTCTGTTTTCACTAGCAGAATGTGTGTATTGGAATTTTATATCTCTTCTTCCAACATATGCAACATAAGAACTATCTAAATCAAGTGTGTTAGTTGTTTTGTTGACTCTTTTAACAACGTTTTCTGCAACGTCACTAAAGTAAATTAATTGATTATCATCAAAGTCATTTACATTTACGGATGATTCTTTATCTCTAATAATAATTGTATCATTTGAATTGTTAAAAAGATCTAAAACATCTGTGCCATATTCGTCTGTTCTTCTTTTGAAAAACAAATAATTTGCTTCAACATCTGCACCTACAACTTGTATAAATGAATCTGGATCGTCAACAACACCGTCACTATCAGTATCACTAAAACTTAATTTTATTTCTTTGGCGCTTTCGTATCCATCATCAAACTCTATAGTATCAGTAATTTCAAACTTATAATCTCTACCTAACGCTGTAGAGCTAGTAGTTTGACTATTAATTCCTAAAACATTGACTGTGTCTTTGGCAATTCTACCTGTCAGATTGTTATATGCAATTTCATTTTTGTCAAAATAAAATCTATTTTGTTGCACACTACCAAACACATAATTAAGTGTTCTGATTCTGACTACGTATTGATCATTATCCTTCACAAATGCAAACAACCAAGATGCATCAAGATTTTCATTTGTAGTATCACCTGCTTTACCTAAGTTAAAATTATTAACTAAATCTAAATTTTGATTTTGTATAATCTTCCATGAAGTGTCCGCAGTGTCGTATCTCAAACCAAAATTTAAGTTAGCAAACATAAGGTTTGTAATTTCTGTTTCTAATGCAGCATTTAAATCATTAACAAATTTAGGAACAATATTAGTTGCAATTGCTCCGTCCGGAATATTTTCATTAAAAGTAATAGGTCCTAGTCCGTTTGCCAACGCTCCTCTATCAGCATTTGTACCGTCGCCTACAATTGATTGCACTTTAGCCCATATATATTTAGAACTTCCTGTATGATCTGCTTCTCCTGCCATTAACTTATTACTTTGACTAGTCATAAAATGATAGCCTTCAGGAGCAGTAAATTTAATTACTGATCCAACCGTTAAGAATTTTAAACTGCTTGTCGAGTAAGTTCCTACTTTTAGTAAACTGTTATCAATAGTGTTTGTAAAATAACCAGTACCGCTATTCAAATCATTTGTAATACTAGTCCATACTGTTGTTTGTTCACTAAATGCAATCCTTTCATATTTTGTAATATAAAAATTATATAAATCCTTATCAGTAAATGCACCTTCAATATTATTTCTTAAGAAGTTAATTATTTCTGTTTTACTTGTAAACTTTAAGAATAAACTTCTTTCTGCTTCTTGTTTATAAATGTATCCGTCGTCAGCAAAAACATTAACAGCACTATACTTTCCGCTTGCATCTACAAAATCATAGTTTCTGCTAATGCCGCTTGAAGTTCTGTTAACGGCTTTAATTTTTAAAATATTTTGTGAACTGGCTAATGGAGCAAGGTTATAATCCTCACCTGTAATCATTCTGTTTTGTGTGTAATAAAGTGCAGGAGCATTTTGACGAATTGTGTCTGTGCTTTCTGTTGCTGCTGCATTGTTGACAGTATACTGTAGTCCTAAATTAACTGTTAGAGTATGCGCTATACCAGACTTGTTTACATAATTAATATCTATTGATATTCCCTTCATGTCGTTAGGAGCAATAGAATATTCAAGTCCGTTACTTACTCTGTAATATGTTCTAAATGATCCTTGCGGTAAATTTCCATAAGTTCCATCTGCAAATACTAAATTAACTTTATCGTTAGGTTGCGTAGAAACAGAATAGATATTTTTTACGTTTCCAACAATACTATTATAAGCAATATTATTTCCTGTTAAACTATTAACTTTAGTCCACTCACGTTCTTGGCCGCCTAAACTATTAAGGCCGAACAACCATAAGTCATCGTTATTGATGTTATCTGTTTCTATAGCAATAGTTTCATTTGTAGTAGGAGTATCAATAGCAAAGTCTGCAAACTCTAAACTACCTTGTTTAAACTGTAAGAAGAAACCTGTGTTTGCACTGGCACTACCTTTACCGTCCTGTCTGTATAAAAATCCTAACTGGTTTCCTGGGGTTGGTGCTTCTTCATAAATTACTTCTTGTTCTTTAAAAGTTGTGCTTACAATTTCAAAAGCCATATTTCTACCTGCGACAGATTTAGTAAAATTGTATAATGGGACATCGTTAGATGTAGTTCTAAATCTATACTGTTCAGTAGGTATACCTTGTATGTTAGCAGCACCTTGGCTTCTACCAAATTCTGTATTGTCTGCCATAGCAGAGTTAAGAACTAAGATAAATTGTTCTGCCCAATTACTGTTTGTAGGATCATTCCATTTTACAGTTTGTTGAGCCAAATTACGACCATTGCTATCTATAATATTTTCTGTAGTTGTAATAGTATTAAATTTTAAAAGGCCACTTGCACCTATGTTTCTCTTAGCATTATAAGAAAGCATCCTTGCAATTCTAAGCACACTTTCTTTACGTTCTGCTAGTTCTAAAAAATTCTCTCTACTTGCTAAATCTAGTCTAAAACTAATGCTTTGTCCTAGGAATGCTACTGCATCTACTAGCGCCATATACTCAGAACTTTCAATGTAATCATTGAAATCTTCAGGATAATTCTCACGTAGATATGAAATAATTACTCTACGAATATTTTCAAAATCATAGGACTTGAAATCCGCATTTCTAAACGTTTGATAGATGCGTGTCCAGTCTTGATTTAGTATTAAATTGTTCTGTCTTGACGTTGTGCTCATTAACTATTATCCTATTGTAATATTTAGCCCTTGTAATTAAGTGCTCAGTTTATTACCGAGTTATTTCTGTCGAAATTAAAGCGCATTCTTTCGGTAACATTAAAAGGTACATATACCACATCCGCTTCAATTCTCATACCTTGCTCGGTACTATCTACGCTAACACTTTGCACTACTACTCTAGGATCATAATTAATAATAGTTTCAACATCATTAGCAATCAATGTTTTTACTTCTTCAGTAAACTGTTCGAACAACATATCCCATATTATTGTACCAAAAGTAGGATTTTCTAGTTTCTCGCCTTTCCTTATATAAAAATGGTTGATAATATCTTGTTTTACCAAGTCAATGTCATATAATTTAAATCCGCTTTTTTTGTTTTTTGAAGAAAAGCCTCTATATGTAAAAGTATTTGCTCCTACACTACCAACACTAGCCTGATTGACTGCTACTGTTTTTTGATTGTATATTTTTTTCATATACTACTCCTTTGGTTTTTCCTTTGGTTCTCTGTCGGTAAACGTTTCATTTTGTAATGCAGGAGAATTATTCTCATGCAACGGCCAAGGTTCATGCATTGGTACACGTTTCATAATTGTTTTAATAGTTCCATCATTATACTTTAATTTAGGCCATCCAACATCTGGATTAGTAAACAAAGTTGTATGAAGATGTAATGCTGCAATAGTTGCTGCTTGTCTAGCCTCTTCTGCTTCTCTAGCCTCTGGTCCGTTCATATGGATTTCTGCTGCTGTTTCAGTATGATTACCACCACTTAGTATATCGGTTGTGCCGCCTGCTGTGTAAGCATTATTTCCATCTGTATTTAAATCTAAATTACCTGTTGTTTTAACAAGTGTGTCGCCAAATACTTTTAATTCGAAATCATGAGGTGCAACTACTCCATAACCTGTAGAAATTTTTGTTGATCCTACCACACTAATATCTAGAGAGCCATTTACATCTACATCGTCTTTATTTTTATATGTTCTAGTTTCTATCTTACCATTTGCACCTATTAATATATTAGTATTGAATGCGCTTTCTATTTGGATTCTTCCTGCTTCGTATTCGTTACCATCCTGTATTTTAGGTATAGGATTTCCTTCTTCGTCTCTTCTATGCAATTCTGATTCGGAAACATATTCAGCAGTTGCTTTCATGTTTATATTTCTTCCTGCTTCAATATTAACATCTCTGTCTGCTTTTATATTCAAATCATTTTCTGTGTGTAAACTTATACTGTCTGCTGCATAGATATCTATTTTACCATTAGAAGTTAATTCTACCCACGCTGTGCCTTTACTGTTTCCTATATAAATTAAATCTTCTGAGTTGTGTAAAAGTAGTTGGTGTCCGGTTCTAGTTCTTAATCTAGTATATTCATTGTAAGGAACAGTAGGATCGCCTTTTTCTGTTGTTTGTTTATTTTCTGAATCAGCAAATCTTTTTTCAATTACATCAATATATTTGACAGGTCCTTTGTCTGCTGTGGTCTGCCTAACATATCTATCGTCACCGTCGTCCATGACAAATTGTGTGCCGCCTAGCCTACTTACTGCAACAGGAGTAAGTGATTGATTGTCGCTAGGTCCTGTGGTCATTCTTTTGCTTCCGTCTCTCCAATCTAACGGACCTGGAGTAGAAATACCAAAGGCAGCATTTGGTGTTTGTCTTCTTGCCGAAGTTGTTGTTACGCCTCTAACATCATCTTCGAGTGTTCCTTGTTCAAGAAATCTATCTGCTATAGGATGAACAGGTTTTTTAATTTTATCTGGATCTTTTTCTGCTGCTTCTTGATTAAATCTTTTATTAATTTCTCCTACTGGAAGTGGCTGTTTAGTATCAAACTTTTTCTTATCTGCATCAGTTAACGCTACTTCGGTAGAACCTGCTATTGCCGGAACCATGTTGTTGGCAAAGTTTGGTGGTAGGCAAGCAAACCAATAACCTTCTCCTGGATTGCCGTCAACAAATACACACATAACAGTGACACCTACATCAGGTGGAACAAACCACATTCCATATGATTTCTGTGTATCGTTAAAGTCTTCGTTGTTTTTGCCCATTGCTGGAAAAGGAGTATATCCAAAGAAAGGCGATGCGTAATTAACGGTGTAAGTTTGGTTGTCAGCGCCTACATCATTACCTTGTGATTTTAATAAAGTCACACGCAGTCGACCGTTAAATGAAGGATCCATTACACTCACAACTTTTGCAAGGTAAACTCCTGATCCTAAATTTACACCGCGTGTTTCACCGGCAGGTTTTCTTCTTTGTATTGCCATTTATATTTCCTTACTCAAAATCGCCAGTATCAATTTCTACCTCTTCACTAGTATTTGTAATTTCTTTGCTTTCGCCGGTAATTTCAACAGTTTTACCAGTTTGTTTGTCTGTGGAAACAGTTTCTCCATCAAAGTCTGTTGGCTGTGCTTGCATTCTTACACACTGAAGTTCCTGTTTAAATGTTCCGCCTTCAAATTTACTAATAACTTTAATTACTCTGTAAATTCCGCTGAAAGGACTTACTCCTTCATCAAATTCAAAACCACCGGTTCTTTGATTGATATCAGCGGGAGTTCTAAATGTGATGTATATGTAAACATCTCTACCTTCATAATTCATTGTACCGTCTTCGGTAAGTTGATTAGATACACTTGACTCAGCAGCAAAATAATTACTTAGACCGCTATCAATTAAGTAATAAGTATCTCCCATAATAGTAAAGTTTATTTTTACTAAGTCAGCACTTGTTACATTAATAAAAGCATCGTGAAAACTTTCAGCAATTTTTTGTTCTACACCTATGTTACCCGAACCACCTCTCAGTGTGTTAAATAGATCTGGATTTTTCTTAACTTTACTTTTACCTAAGTTAGCAGCCTGCGCTTTAGATTCATTACCTTTACTTTGTTTTGTTTCTAAAGGTTTGTTTTCCCCAGGACCATTATTATCTCTATTTTGTTCGTCTTTGGTTTTTGTTTCTGATTGTGGATTTGCTCCGCTGTAAAATAGATAATTTATTTCTATATCAAAACTTAAAATTTCTGTATTCTGTCCTGAATAGATATAGTCATATTGTTTAACAATTTGTTTTTCTAAATTATCATATCCAACAGGTACAGCATTAGGATTACTAAAAATGCTAGAGTGAACTTTAAAAGGCACAACTCTGTAAACATATTTCTTTGCAAAATCTCCAATAGATGCATCATAATCTAGGAATTCTATTTGTGTATCAATCTTAAACCAATCTACCATACCGTCTGCTTTCGTAGCCTTCTGTGTAACTTCTTTGGCCCAGGTCGAACTTAAAATTACCTGTGTGATAATATCTGTTAATTTTTGTTTCTGTGTAAAATGAAATGATCTTGCAGATTCGTCTATTTGCATGATGCCTCTTTTGACACGGCCTGTTTCTTCGTCAACTACATCTTTATCAGTTTTGAAAGGAAAGTTACCTCCCTTTCTGACATCAAATCCAAATTTAGATTTAGAAATAGGATTATTACCAATGTCTTTACTTGTAGTAGAGTCTACATCTGTTCCGCCTACTGCTTTTTGTTTCGAGCCTGCAGGATCAAAACTTGCACTTGCATTTGCGTCATTACTAAATTGATCGTTTTTAGTAAATCGTTGATTGGACTTTTCAGGAAAATGTATTTCATATCTATCTTTTACATCATATCTTCCCTGTTTGACAGCAAGTTCTTCATTTTTGTTTAGTAAAGCAACCAAACTATTTTTACCAGTTGCTAATAAATCTCTAACTGTGCCTTTCTCATCTGGATTAGAATCTGCGTCAGACCCTGTATCTGTTGTTATGCTTATGTTAATGTCAGTGAATGCTGTATCTACTGTATCTGAAAAACCTTGATGGTTGTAAGGGTATGCTTCAACAGCATACTTGCTTCCTGTTTCGTCAACTGTAAATGTTACTTTTTTTAATTTTAAAATAAAGTATTTAGGTTTAATTGTTTTCTTTATTTTTGCACTTTCGTCGAAACCTATTATATCAAGTTTCAGTAAAAAAGGCGAATCTAAATAATTCACATATCCTGCTTTGATTGCTGCGTTTTGTAAACTCTGCAAAAACAACCCCATTGAAAAAGGTTCAAGTATATCAAATGTAAAATTAATTGCATTTTGATTTCCTGTCTTAGGTGTCGCAGCAATTACAGATGTCATTTGAAAATTGTCTACAAAGTATTCGGGTTTACCGTACTGAGTGTTTACTCTTTCTGCATCGCCTCTACCTGCACTACTAAAAACAACGCTTGACTGCAATGTAGCAGTTCTAGTTTCTTCGAAACTTCCATCTTGATTCTCTCTTACAACAGTAGAGGACACATCATAGCTCTGGGCTGCAAATCCTAGTCCTACTGAATTTCTATATAAATTAGGATTATTAAACTGCTTAGGAGTAAGCACAGCCATAGTCCATAAATGGTTTATTGATGCAAAGTCCGCTAATGGATTTTGAAATGTATTGTTTAGATTTTTTCCAGACGATCCAGCATTTTTTGGTATGTATTCTTCAGTGTCACCGGCAGCATCTTTATTCTCTTCATCTATATTAAGCACTGCTTTTAATTCAGCAATCGCTTTTTTTGCATCTGCTTCTGTAACTGAAGTATCAGTTTTAAAAGGCTGTGTTTTAGTACCGTCTGGTTTTTTATTTTTATAATCGTCTAACTGTTGCTGTGTTCCGTAAACCTTAGCGTCTTTTCCATTAATTCTAGTAGTAATGTAAGGTTGCTGTTTAACCTCATCAGTGATGTTGACATTTATTGCACTGCCATTTGACTGAATCCTGTACTCTTTCAAGTCAGCCATTTTAAACTCCTAGGTACTTTTTGAGGTTCGATTCTTTAGGTATGTAAATTTTTGTTCCTGGTACAAAATCGTATATAGGATCTTTTATTGTTTCCATGTTTCTTTGCACAAATACCCACCATAGTTTAGAATCGCCATACAAATCATACGCTAATAGATCAGGACGTCTGTTATATTGATTTTCAATAGTATATAAGTAATCGTCCCTCTCTGCTGGTACAGGTCTGATGCTTAATAATTCGAGATACAAATTATTTTGACGTGTTGCTGAATATGGTGATGTTTGTCTATACGTTGCCATTATAAGTAACCCATACCCGACGGTGTTTTCAAATTGCCTTTTGCATAATCTGTTAAACTAAACTGTCTTAAATTTCTTCTGTTGTAAACTGGTTGTACAGTAACATTAACACTACTTTCAATTGGTACCCAAGTATTTGTTCCAAAAGCATTACAACGTTTGTATTGTATATCGCTGCCTAAATCAACTGAGAAAGATTTTACAACTACTGGCACATTATCAAACACACTCGCACCATAACCTGTTAATCTACAAACCGGAGGCGGAGCACCAACATTTGCACCTTGGCCGAAAAACATTTTTGTCATTGTTTTAAAGAAAGTTGTCATTGCTATCCAGTATGCTGCCTGAGTTTCATCTTCTACAATAAACGTACCATTAATCATTATTTCATCTATCTGTGAATTCTTATATGCCTGGAAAGGATAGTTGTTATGTATAGGATCAATTTGTGTGTAATTTGCTTTAGTTGAAAAAGTAATTTCAGGTAAGATAGGAAATACAGCACCTTTTGTTTTTTGTAAAAGTTCGAACTGGGGATTACCTGGAAACAAACTCCAGTCACATGAAATTCTTACTCTCCAATCTGTACCGGTCTGTGGTAATACTTGAATACCTTCACCTGAAGATGAAAACAGCTCTCCTCCTTTAGGAAGATTTGCACCACGCTTTAAACTTAAAAAATCATTTAGAGCGCCTGCTGCATCTGCTATTTTGCCTGCAATTGCCTGGGCGCCGCCTGCTAAATTGCCACCTGTGAATTTACTTGCAAGATTACTTATTTCATTACCAACTCCTGAGTTGCCAAATTTAGCAGAAGCGTCATCAACTATGCTTCCAAAGGTACCTACAGCCTCCGATGCTCCGTCTATTCCTGCAAGACTATCTGGTAGTCCTCCTCCAAGATTATTATTAACAACACCACCCATTCCTGTAGTAACATTTTCTAAAAGTTCGCTGCCGGTTGCTGTAGCCATGTTGAGACCACTACCTATGTCTCCTCCTAGTTGAGCTAATTTAGCATCTAGTTTTGCTTTTTCTAAAGCGTTACCTATTTCAGGTACGGCTACTTCTGCTGCTGCTAGTGCAGCACTTACTTCTGCATCAACTTTTTGTACTAATTGTGATACCGGATTAACTGCTAATGTCATTTTGGTAATATTTCCTCATCATTTGATTACTTTACTCTATTTATTTCTTTCATTATGTGCTATTATAATAAAT